TAGGTCGTGCCGTCGAACAGCCACAGCCGGACAACGGCGGCGGCGCTCGTGGCGGCGGTTTTCACGACAACCTCAGCGATTCTCGTTCCGCCGCTCGCGCCTGTGATTACCGTTCCGACGTTTGTTGGCGTGCCGGTGTACGCAGAGTCGGCCGTTGCGACGTTTACCGAGCCAATGCGGGGAGTGACTGCGAACGCAGGTGTGCTAGCCATGTATCACCTAAAGGTTGCCCAGAGATAGAGATCAGATCCAACCGACGAGCCGCCACCGCCACCGCCTGACGCGGTGAGCGTCCCGCCAGAGAGCGTAAGCCCGCTGCCGATGGTCGCGGCCTCGACAGCACCGCCAGAGCCCGTGACCACGATACGGCTAGCCGTGGTGCCGACGAGCGCGTTTGTCGTGAGTTGCGTTGCTGCCCTGTTCGTGAGTTGAGTGTCTATTAGCGACAGCGCATTAGTCAGGATTCCCGGTGTTGGCGCGATCCCCTGAATCGTCGTTCCTGTGCAATCGACCTGGGCTTGAGAGACCGTTATCTGGTCGCTGCCGCCGAAGGTGTGCGACGCTCCGTGAGTGGTAGGAGTACGCGCGTCGGTCAGCCGGGAGTCGCTGCTGCTGACATATAGGGTTGTAGACACCGATACCGCGCCGCTCGATACCGTCAGCCCGCCTCCGAGAGCGACGCGCATGATGCCCGTAACAGTCGTTGACGCCGTCGGCAGTCTCGCCGCCGCGATTGTGCCGCTGGTGATATCGGAAGCCGCATGGGCGTGCGCCAGCGGAACGCGTTCATCCGTAAACCGAGGGTCTTCAGCCGGTGCCGCCCCCATCAAGTCCAACGCGTTTACATGGTCGCTATCGTACAAATACTGCAAGAACTGCGCCGGCTGCGAATCCGGCCCTAGGTCTGCGATCCCGCCGTTTGCGATGAGCAAAACCACCGAGCCGCTTATCGTGTCGGCCGCGGTAACTAGGCCGGCGGTCGTGGTCACCAGCACCCGGCCGCTCACCGACCCGATTTTGCCGTCCGACGTAATACTGCCGTGGGCGTGGCTAGTCGGCGACCTCGAATCAGAAAGCCGCGAATCGTTGCCCGCGCAAACCGTACCGGCCGCGGTGCCGACATTCAGGGTCGCAGCACCGCCGAGGCCTAGGAGCGTTCGCCCAGTAGACGCGCCGGATGTAGTTAACTCACCGCCGTCAGTGGTTACTACGAATCGGCCGGACACGGTGTTGAAGGCGACAAGTCCGTCGCTCGTGATGCTGCCGTGGTTGTGATCCGACGGCTCGAACGTAGACGGCTTGCCGGTGATGTCGGCCCACGCCGATGAACCTCCGGGGTTGAACGCCGTCCAGCTCGTCAGATCCGAGCCCAGCCGGTATGCCGTACTGTCCGCCGCAACGTGAACCAGCATCCCTACTTCGCGTCTGGCCGCCGGGATCGCGTCCCGCTCGGCAGTTGTGGCGACCGTGCGGTAGCCGCCCTTCCCGTAGAGGGCCTCGTGAGTGGGATGCACGTCCGCAGTATCGAGCGGCACGACGGGGGCGACGATGTTTGTGCCTTGGATTCCAGCCATCACGCCACCTCCACGAGCACGGACCCGGTGACCGGATAGGTTGACCGGTAGACGCGATAGTCTCGAGCGGTCTGGCCGGAAAACGTGATTGATCTGGTCGTGACCGACCACGCGGTGACGCGGAAGCCGTTCACGGAAATCAGCGGGTCGCCGAACGAATCCGGCAGCACGATGTACAGGTAAGCCGCAGCCGCCGCCACTTGCTGCGAAATACTTCGGCCGGTCCCCAGGTCAATGGTGAGTCCCGCGATGATCTGCTCGTCGGTGATCGCCGCGGCCGTTGACGCACCGACCGCACGCACCAAGAGCGTGTCGTTGGCTGCAGCCGCGGCACCGGAAACCACCATCGTGTGAATCCGCCGTAGAGTCTTATTCCGATCCGACCACCGCCAGTGATGCTCGGCCCCCGGCGGGATCATCACCTGGTAGGTAACGCCGCCGGCGACTAGCCGGTCGCCCTTCTTCGGATCCTGGGCAAGGTCCGTCGTGTCAACGAAAAAATCCTGCGTCTCTGTCCGTAGCATCTGGCCGGCGGCATCTATCGACTCCCACCGGCCGACCACGACGGTCGCCCGCACTGTCCGCGTGGTGCCGATGGCCGGTTGGTACGACACCTCCGTCGCGAGGTGCTCACGCCGCTGCGATCGAAACCACGTCTCGCCGATGGCGATCATGTCCTGCATGTGTCACCAGTGCGAGAGGGGCGGGCGCGGCCGATAGCGTGGCCGCACCCGCCCCCTTGCGTGGGGTCGGTCACGAGGGCCAGAGCAGCACCGCCACCTGGCGATCGGCCACCAGTCGGGGACGGGCCAGGTAGCCCGCAGTGACACCGGTCGAGGCGTCGAACACGCCCGACGCGGCGTACCACCGAATGGCCGCGCCTTGGGCACCGGTGATACCGGTTGCGGCCACCGAGCCGGTCACGACACAGTTGGTGTGAACGGAACCGAGCTCGTTGGCGACGATCGGACGATCGGCGACCGTCACAAGGCCGCCGAGGACGACGATTTCGCCCGCTGCCACGCCCGTCGTCGGGGTGTAGTCGAGCTTGTTTCCGTCTGCGTAATAACTGGGCATCTGAGAACCTTTCGTATCGGGAGTATGGAGTTTGAGAGCCCCAGCCGGCGGGTTGGACCCCCGCCGGCCGGGAACGAATCACATTACGATCAAGCGGTCGCCATCCGGTAGCATCCGCGAGACTCGGCCTTGGCAACGCCGTAGCTGAAGTGGCCGCGGACCTGGATGCCGAGCTGATTGAAATCGGCGTCGGCCTGCTGCACCGTCGGGAGCCGCTGACCGTTGAGGAACGCCACTTCCATGCAGGGCAGCTCGGCCGGGTTGGCGACGAGCCACCAGGTCGATGCACCCGTCAGGTACGACGAGGGCACAACCTGGTAGCGGCCGGCGAGCACGTTGACGTTCGTCCGCGTGGTGCTCTCTCCGGTGATGAGCAGCGAACCGCCCATCAGTTCCGCAGCCGTGATCTCCAACTCCGGCGGAACCAGCAGCATCGACGGCGCGATGCCCAACGGGTTGCCGTCCGGATCGGTGAGTTTCTTGTACGAAGTCACCGCCGTCTTCAGCGACGAGATCGCCAAGGCGTTTCCAGCCGCAGCCGTCTCCTTCTGGAAGAAGGTCGAGTTGTTGAGCTGAAACTCGGTCCAGAAATCCTTGTTGAGCTTGACCGCGGCACCACGGCCCAGCCGGCTCGGCACCTGGGTCAGAGCACCCAGGTCGTCGTTAACGATGTCGACCATCGTGATCGAACTCATACGGCCGGTCAGCTTGGCCTTGATCGTCCGCGTCTCGTCCGAGGCGTCGGCCGACTTCAGTTCGCCGGAAGGACCGAGATCCTCGAACTCGAAGCCGCCGTTGAGCCGGACGCCCGTCACGGTCTTGTAGTCCGACACGCTTCTGATCGACGCGATCATGTCCCACGTCGACTCGACGGCGTTGTAGCCCTGGAGAAGGAACTTGCCGTAGGTCGCCGCGAGCACGTTGCTGATGCTGTGCGTAGCGAACCCGGTCGCTTGCACCTGGGGGAACGCACCGGCGAGCACTTCGCGGAGGTTGCCGTCGTGGATGCGAGCCGGACCGGTGTAGCCGTTCCGGCGGGCAGCCTCGATGAGAACCTCCTGGAGCGACGTGTGGTTTCGCCGCCGGTCAGCCGCCTCGAGGGTCTTCTCGTCGAAGACCTTTTCGGGGTGGGCGAGACCGCCAGCGAGACACAACGCCGCCTCCACCACCTTCGGCGCGTTGGCCGCGGCGGCATCGACGACGTGGATCGCGGGAGCCGACGGCCGCGAAGCCCGGACCTCCGCGATCCGCTCCTCTCGCATCCGCTGCATCACGATCTCGGCGACCTCGCCGGCGATCAGGCTGGCACTGTCACCGCCAGCGGCGGGGACGATCGGCTTCGGGTCCGCGGCGACAATCGCCGTGGCTTCCGTCGTTGGCACGGCGGCCTCGACGGGCTTCTCGTTGAGCTGCTCGCTCATAGTGGAAACCTCACTCGCCTCGGCGGCGATAGCCGCGGACGTTTGACTGTCCGCACCGAACAGGACCACGCTCGTTTCGCGGAGTACCGCCCCACGAGCAACACTGATTGGGCCGGAGAACTCGCGACCATTGACTGTCACGCTTGCTCCCGCGGCGATGTTTTCGATTGAGCCCACGTCGGCCCCGATGCTGGCTTGCAGCGGCACGCCGGCCTTCGCGAGAGCGATCAGCTTGTCGCCGGCCGGAGTGCCGCGAATCAGTTCGCCGCGGAGCACGAGCTGGCTGCCGTCGTTCGTGGCTTCAAGGCTTCGGCCGATCACGCTGTCGAGCATCGACATCTCTTTGCCGTGGGCGTAGAGAATCGGGATCGGCCGCGAAGCGTCGATCTGGGCCAGGTCGACGACCAGCGGATTCCGCGACCACCCCTGGCGGATGCTCGCGCCGGTGTAGGCCAGCAGTTCAAAAGTCGGCGTCGCGGCCTCGTCGGCCGCTTGCACGTTGAGCGTCGCGGATAGTTCGATGCGGTTGTTCATGCGTTGGCGTCCTCGGTTTCTCGGTTGTAGACACCCTCGGCCCACGACCGGCCGGCGTCACCCCCCCACAGAAGCCACGAAATTTCCGCATTAGAGGGCGGATTCTCGCCGTGGTTTTCCTTGTAGGCCGAATGCCTAGCGAAGAACGAGACCATCCGGCCGATCGTGTCCAGCGAGAGCGACCGCCCAGTAGCGATGTCGCGAGCCCTGGCGATTCCGACTGCAGTCCCGCCGCGACCGTATTTCGATCGCAGATCAAGACCGCGTCTTGCAGCCGCACGAGCAGCTTGCGGGGGCCGGTAGCCGTCTTCGGCCTCGATCCCGTCCACGTCGTCGTCCGCGGCCATTGCCGCCGGCTGGGCGGCAACGCCCAGGTCTCGCTCCATCTGTCGCTCGATCGACCGCTGCCGGAGCACGACCCGCCAATCGCGGCCGCGCTTGGCACAGACTTCGGCGAGGCTTGCCATGTTGCCGCCTACCATTGCGGCGTCGGCGTCCGCTTCCTTGAGTGGGTCGACGTGCTCGAAACCGTCCCACACCCACGTCCAGTTCCACGCCGCGAACGGCGGGAGACCGCGGGGGATGAGCCCGGGGACGGCGACGGCTTCGTCCAGCCACGAGTAGAGAAGAGGGTCGAGGAACGTGCGTTCCATGTCGGATCGCTCAACCGCGATTCTCTTGCGATACACGAGGTAATCGCCGCGCATCGACGAGTAGTTCGCGGAGCTGGAATCGAGGGAGGCCACGATATAGGGCATACCCAACGCGGCTGCGATCTCGTTGATGAGCCGACGCACAAATGCGTCGTGGCTCGAGGTCGGGTGCTCGGCCCGCATCTGGACCGGCTCCCAGCCGTCGGGGGCGGCGATCGCCATCCCGCGGACGATGGGCATCGTTTCCAGCGTCTCAAGGCTGGCGGCCCCGGACCCGTCGGCCGGCATCGTGGTCTTGAGGATCGCGGCGAACGAGGCAGCCGTCTCGGCCGCGGTCACCACGGCTAGCGTGTACCGGCGAAGCAGGGCGAACAGCTCCAGGGCCGGAGCAATCTCCGGCACACCGCGGTGCTGGCCCGGGCGAGTCGCGTGATACCAGTGGCAGACGTAGTTCGCGTCGATCCAGTCGCCATCGAGCAGGAACGCTTGCGAGAGCGATCCCGGGTGACGCTTTGAGATCCAGTAGTCGGTGACGTTGCCATCGGCGTCAAACCGAACGCCGTCAACGTCATGCTCGGTGCTGTAAAACCCGGCCGGCGACATGACCTGGTCGGCCTCGACCAGTTTAAGGTCGAGCTGCACGCCGCGGAGTCGGCGGTTGCTGGTCTTCAAGCCGAAAACCTCGCCGTCGCTGATCTTGGCTGTCTTTGAAATCCGCAACTTCTTCGCGAGGTCGATCGTGTCGGCCCAATCGGAGACAGCGTTCTCGACCGACCGAACCGATTCCGGCGACACGTCGGGGCCGAGGTCGAGCTGTAGCCGGGGGCCGGTGCCGACCAGGTCGTTGCTCCAGGTGCTCGCGATGCCCGCGGCGTAGGAGTTATTCCTCAGTTCGTAGCGTGCCCGGTTGCGAAGGATCTGCCGGATCGCCGGCTGGAGACTCGCGTCCGCAGAGAGGTGGTCGGAGCTGGCCCAGTGATTGCGGTTCAAGTCCGACGTTTGGGCAGCGTCGTACTTTGCCCGCACCATCGTCGCGAGCGCAGCCTTCTGGGCGTCGACCGTCGCCTGGAGCGTCGATCGGCCGCGGCCGCCGAAAATGCTACCGAGAATGCCCACGCTTAGTGTGCCCCCGGGTACACGCACTGCGCCAGACGCAGGGATCCGAACGGGCTGCCGGACGACTGCGTCCGGGCCTTAAGCACGAACTCTGCGGCCGCCACCTGGCGGTCAAGCTCGTGTTGCTCCACCTCACCGGCGTCGGTGCGGGCACGTCTCGGCTGCGCGAGATTTGCTGCGATCGCGTCGATCACGTCGGAGTTGTCGGACATTGTGAACTCCCGGTGGTGGGACGCTTCGCGTCCCTACCAACAGTGTACCAATGTTCACGCAACTAGCGTCACAGGAACTCGATGAACGGGTGATCGATGTCCGACTCCGCGTCCACCTCATCCCAAAACTCATCGTCTAGGTAGGCTGGCATGGCGGGTCTCCTTGCCGCCATTTTACCCTACCGGTACATGCGTCCAGTACGGCCGACACTGCACGCCAACTGTCACGTTTCGGCAGTTTCTGTGCGATTGCTTTCGTGCATCAAAACTTGACGCAGCCGCTCCACCTGGTGGGCCGTTTGCGAAACGCATCATCCTCGATGATTATTGCGTCGGCTTTGAAAGACATTCCCAGAATATAAGTCCGGTATATCTGGCCGCACGCGACTAAAGCCGCTCAAGCAGACCCCGCAGCGTGGCGATCTCGTCGTCGCAGTCGGTCGCGTGGAAAACGGCCATCTCCACGCACCACCCCACAGCCTCACGCTCCTCATCGGTGAGTATGTCCGCGTTTGCCGCATTGTCCGGATCAGGACAATCGGCTTTTGCGGACAACGGCACCGTTTCGCGGCCCTCTAGCGCACCGTTTCGCAGCCGGCCGAGCGGCGGCAATCTCGAATCGAGCAACTCGACCACGTCGGCCGCCTCTTTCATCAGCGAATGCAGCTTCGCCAGGTGGACAGATCGCCAGTTTCGTAGTCGCGTGGCAAGGTCACTCACGTCAATCCCCCGTCCATCGCTGATGAATCACGCCCTCGTCCGCAATCTCCGCGTCGGGCGTCGGTTGAACTCGACCGAGCGTGTAGAGCAGCGTTTCCGAGACCTGGTATCCCAGGATCTCGTCCACCTCCTGCCGCCTCTCCGCGACGAGGCCCATCAGCCACTCGAGCGACGAGGCCGGCATCGGCTTTGTGTTCGCGTACTGTTCGATCGCTTCCACGATGTCACTCCTGTTGCCACCGGACGGTCAGGTACGTTCCAACAAAAGCCCCTGCCGCCAGCGGCACGACATACGCCGGGTTCGCCGAGTAGGTCACGACACCGAACGCCAGGAGCGAATAGATCACCGAAGAGAGGGCCGCGGCCCGAACCGCCCGCCGGTCACCGACCGCGATGATGTAGGCGGCATACAGCACGTCGATGACGACGTATGTCGCGAACACCAGCACGGCGGTGACCGGCGAGAAGTCGGAGGACATTACTGCGGCTCGCCGTGGCAGGAAGCCTTGGCGGCACGCTTGGCCGCTCGA